TCATCAGAATCCAGCTCCTCCTCCTGCAGCTCATCCCCCATGGCGCTGTTGCGCGCCAACAGCTGCGCCATCGCCAGCGCCTGCCGTCCGCGGCGAATCGCCGCCCGCTCGCTCATTCCCATTGCCAGGCTGATCTCCCAGAATGTCTGGCCTGCCAGCCGCCGTTCCATCACCTCCTGCAGCACCGGCCAGGGCTGCAGCATCTGCAGTACCTGATCCAACTCCCTGTTGCTGGCGGTTGGCTGCGGATCATCTGCAGGGGCCGCCACGGTGCTCAACCAGGTGTCGCCATCCTCATCACCCATCACCACATCGAGAGAGCGCAGCTGGTAGACGGCCGCCGCCTGGCGCAGGATTACCAGATCACCGGGCCGCTGCACGCCGGTGATGCCTGCTGCCAGTTGCTCGGCATCGGTGGGAGGCCTCCCCTCTTCCGCACTGAACGCCTCGCACCACTTCCGCAGCCCGTGCATCGCCTGGGATCGTTTCGTGGGGATATGGATGGCTCCAGAGCCATGTACCAGCCGCGTCATGCTTTGCCGGATCCACAGCACCGCATAGGTGGAGAAGGCATAGCCCAGGGCCGGATCAAACAGCTCCGCCGCCCTGCATAGCCCGATCGCACCCTCCTGGATCAGATCCTGCAGCTCCAGCGCCGGCGTGGAGCTCACCGAAAATGAACGGGCCTGGTCCGCCACCAGCAGCATGTTCCTGCTGATCAACTGCTCTCGCGCCCGCTCCCCAGCCCGCCGCAGCCGCTTCGGGGGTTCGGTGATGCCCTGCTGTTGCTCCTCGAGCGATGGCTCCCAGTCCAGCCAGGCGCGAATCTTCCGGCCCAGCAGCACCTGCTCCTCCCTGGTGGGGATCGGCAGCCGCCCGTAGGCCTTCATCATCGCGTCCAGCGGCGAGCTCACCGGGATAGGTCGGATGTTCTACCAGCCTATGGGTTGTAACATCCCCAGCCAAGGTTGTCCCTGTGTGATAAGGCCTACCCTGGCCCTGTGCGCATCGGCCCGTGGCGATCGGTTTCCTGCAGTCGAATGATCCCGGCGGCGGGTATCGCCTTGATGGTGCGCTCATCAATGTGCTCACCGGCCTGGGCACCGCCAAGGACCGCAACGAGGCAATCGGCGTCAAGCGCTCGCGCATCCTCACAGAAAGGGCCATTGATGCCCTCTACGAACAGAGCTGGCTGATCCGCCGCATCGTCGAAAAGCTCCCCCAGCAGGGCACCCGCAGCGGCTGGGATTTGAGCGTGGGGGATGAAACCTCCAGCCGCATGAAAAAGCAGCTCGATGATGTGGTCGGCTGGAGCGAGAAGCTGCACCTCCGCCAGGCCCTCGCCCAGGCCGCCACCTACAGCCGCCTCTACGGCGGCGGCGCGATCATCGTGATTGCCGACGACCGCACGCCGATCGATCAGCCGCTGAATCTCAAGCGGCTGCGCACCATCCATGGCCTCTACCCGATCGATCGCTGGCGCCTCTACCCCGCTGCCGGCTGGTCAGGGATCGGGGAACCGGAGCGCTACTGGTTCTGGACCCAGGCCGATCGCGACCTCCAGAAGCTGAACGAGCAGGCCGGTGCCAAGCAAGTCACCAGCGCCGGCCTCGGCCTCACCGATGCCACCCAGATCGAGATCCACAGCAGCCGGGTGATCCGCATCGAGGGCATGCCCTGCTCCTGGCGCTCGCAGCAGGAGCGGCAGTGGTGGGGCGTCTCGGTGGTGGATCTGATCTGGGACGTGTTCAAGCGCTACGAGACCGGCCAGCAGAGCGCCGCCGACATCCTGCACGACTTCGACCTGGTGGTGCACAAGCTGCCGGGCCTCTCCAACATGCTCGCCGCCGGTGGCGAAGACAAGCTGCGCGCGCGACTGCAGGCCAACGCCCTGGCCCGCTCCACCATCGGCGCCTACCTGCTGAACGACAACGAGGAGCTCACCAACTTCACCCGCTCGGCCGCCGGTATCGCCGACATCCTCACCAGCCTGAAGTCCGAGATCACCGGCGCCAGCGGCCTGCCCCACACCCTGCTATGGGGCGAGAGCCCCTCGGGCCTCGGCGCCGATGGCCGCAGCGAACAGGCGGCCTTCGGGAACGAGGTGGCCGACTGGCAGGCCCAGCACCTCAAAGAACCCCTCCAGCACATCTACGAGCTGGTGATGGCCTGCTCTGATGGCCCCTGGAAGGGCAAGGCCCTGCCCGCCGACTGGGAGATCACCTTTCGCCCCACCTACACCCCCACGGATGACGAGCAGGCCGAGCTGCGCCAGAAAATGGCCGCGGCCGACAGCCAATACATCCAGACCGCTGTGTTGCAGCCCAACGAGGTGGCGCTCGCGCGGTTCGGGAAGCCCCGCTTCAGCCTCGACACCACCCTGTTGAACCGCGAGGCGGATGGTTCCATTCCGCAGCCGGAGCAGGATGACCCGGTGGAGTTTGGCGGCACGCTCGAGGGCGACCCGGCCGCAACCCCTCCAGGGCAGGCTCAGGCTGCCGGCGATGAGGCGGCCTTGGAGGGCGCCGCGCCGCCCGAGACTCCGCCCCGCACCGATGCCGACGATGAGCCCTGCTGTGATGCCTGCGAAGAACGGGCCCAGGCCCTGGCCGAGCAGATCACCGAGCACCGCGGCCGCCGCAAGCGCCGCCGGGATGAAGAGCCCCGCAACGATGCCACCGGCCAGGTGCATCAGATCCTCGGGGTGAGCGTGCGGATGGATGGCCCGGGCATCGGCCGCCTGCAGGGGCCCTACGGCCAGACCCTCCCCTACCCCGTGGCGGTGGGGCCGGATTTGAGCGGCGCCTGGGAGGTGTTCGAGCCCTCCACCGGCGCCTACTTGCTGGCCCTGGGACACCAGCACCTGCGGGGGATTCGTGATGCCATTGGCGCCAATGCCACCATCCGCCGAATCGATGGCGTCGACCTGGTGGCGATGGGCGCTGTGTGTGATGCCTACGTTTCAGGGCATGGAGCAGAGACATGAACCTGGCTGACAGCCTGCAGCAGCGGATCGACGCCCTCAAACGGCAGTGCCGCACGGGCTACAGCTGCGGGAGCACCTGCATCTCCCTGCGGAAGGAATGCCGCACCAGCCCGGGGTCGGCGATCGGGAAGGAACGCCTCAAGCGCCTGCTGGCCCTGGCGGCCGGGGGCGCCTCCAGCCAGCGCGGCATTGCCCCGGTGAAGGCCAAGGAGGCCGGTGAGCTGGCCGAGGGTATCGCCACCCGCCGGGGGGAGAAAGCGGGCCAGCTGCGGGGGGTACGCCAGCAGGCCGCGGCAGAGAAGGCCCAAGCAGCACAGGCGGCAGAGGCCGCGGCCAAGGCCGCCGCACAGGCCCGCCAGCCACGCCCAAGCGCCGGCGATCGCCCTATGGCGCCGGCCGGCACCCCCCGGGGTGAGGCCGATCGGGCCGCCAAGGCAGCGGATCCGGACTACGAGTTCGCCAGGCCGTCAACTGTGGGGAATGTCGGGGAAGACCTGAAGGGCTCCGCTCGGCACAAGGCCAACCAGTGGCGTTCGCTGAGCGAGGCAGAAGCCGATGGCACGGCCGCGGCCATGGTCACCCGAGACAAGCTGCTCAAAGCCGAGCCGCTCGACCTGACGGAAGGCCTCACCAACGCCAACTACCTCACCCGCCTGGCCGGCCACCTGGCCCTGAAATCCTTTCCGGCGCAGCCTTTCACCGATAAGGCCTTCCAGGCTTACAACCGGGCCCAGATCACCGGGAAGAAGACCCCGGCGGAGATGCGCAAGCTCTACTACGACCACCTTCAGGAGGTGAAGGGCATCATCGACCGCCGACGGGATGATGCTGATCCGCGCGAGATGCTCGCGGAAATTTCCCGGGCCACCACCAACCGGATCACGGCCATCAGGGGGAATCGCTCCCTGGACACATACGATCGCTACAACCCCCTGGCCAACTCCTTGGTGGACCTCACCAACAAGGCCAGCAGAGGCAGCTACTCCAAAACGTCAGTTACCGGGCAGATCAACACCCTGGGGGTCCGCCTCAAGAAGGCCAACGACGGAAAGAGCACCGCTGAGCTGGCGGATGTGATGCGCAACGCCACACAGGAGATCCTGGGGGGGGCCTCGATCGACAAGGTCACCGGGGTGCAGCGCGGCGGGGCGACCATCAACGCCGCCGACCTCTACGTGAAGAGGGCGGTCCGCACTGGCGGCCGCGCCCTGGGTGTCGATGACACGCCGGCCGGGTCCACCACGGTGCTCGCCAACCGAATGGGAATGCGGGGCCTGCAGTTCGGCAACAGCGTCACCGATGAAGAAAGGGCCCACCACCTGCGCAAGACCGCCGAGGCCCTGGTCGACCTGGCGGACGTGACGGGGCTCCCAGATCGGGCCATCTCGCTGGACGGCCAGCTGGGCCTGGCCTTCGGAGCCAGAGGCAAGGGTCGGGCCGCGGCACACTACGAGCCGGGGACAAAAGTGATCAACATCACCCGGAAGAACGGTGTCGGCACCCTGGCCCACGAATGGGGGCACGCCTTGGATGATTACATCGGCCAGCAAACTCCCCGCGGTAAATCACGCATGAGGAGTGGACCAGCATACCTGAGCGAGCAAACCAGTGGTTTGTACTGGGACCCGAATGGTGGGACTAAAAGCCAGGCGGATAATCCGGTTTGGAAGGCTATGGATAGCGTCCGAAAGGCTATCGATGACACAGACTTTCGGTTTACCCTGAGAGACGGACTGGCAGGCTATGGAATCAAAGCTGGCAGCGCTCAATATTCATACTGGACTTCAGGCCGTGAGGTGTTCGCCCGCACCTTCGAGCGGTACGTGCAGCACAAGCTGAAGACCAAGGGGCAGGAGAACACCTACCTCTCAGGCCTGGGCGGTGAGAGCCCCCTGTGGCCCAACAAGGAGCAGATCGCGAAGATGGCCCCCGCATTGGATGAGCTGATGAAGGCCGTGGGCACCAACACCTTCGGCAGCATGAACCGCCGCACCGACAGCCGTGAGCAGCGAATCCAGCGGCTGATCCGTGAGGCGATGGCCACGCAGCGCATCGATGCCGTGAAGCGGCAGTGCCGCACCGGCTACAGCTGCGGGGCCAGCTGCATTTCGATGGGCAAGGTCTGCCGCAAGACCCCCGGCGGCGCCAATCAGCAGAAGATGACGCGGATTCTCGCCCTGGCGGCTGGCAAGGAAGGCGGCCCTGCTGTCAGCGGTGGCGCCAGGGCCAAGGAGGCCCCCTCCAGCAGGGGAGGAAGTGAGAAGGCATCGGAGGGCCAAGGGAAGGGCCCGGCCAGCACGGCCAAGCCCATGACCATCAGGGAGATGCGATCGGCGGTTTTCAAGTCGTTCAACGTGAAGAGCACGGCCGCCCTGATGGCCAACAAGAATTTTCAGCAGTCGGTCGTGGGTGACAACCCCCGCACCCTCAAGGGCAAGAACGCCGAGGAGGAGTGGCGCCAGCTCTATCGGCGGTTCGTTGCGGTCCCCAGGGATGAGCGTGGCCTCAAGGACGGCGGCAGCGTCATCAACGGGGTGGACATCCTCAAGAACTTCCGCCCCTGGGTGGCCTTCGGCCTGGATCCGAAAAAGGCCACCAAGGCCGATGTGGACAAGGCCTTCCGCAAGCTGGCCATGAAGCACCACCCGGATGCCGGCGGTGATCGGAAGGTGTTCGAGAAGCTGGTCAGCATGAAGAACAGCGTGAAAGCACTGATGGATTCCGTCATTCAGGATCGCCTCGATGCCCTGCGCGCCAGATGCTGCTGACATGCAGACCCGGCCTGCGCTGATCCGTGCACAGCTGATCCAGCACCGCCTGGATGCCCTCCGGCGCCGAGCTGAAGTCCCAGGCCAGCTGGGTCTCGATTTAGGAGGCAGCCCTCCAGCAGCAGGTAAGGGCACTGGTGAGCCGTGCGGTCAGGGCTGGATCAATCGCGACAAGGAATGCCACAAAGGCCAAGGGGCAGATCCAGGCGCTCCACCAGACGACACCCGCCGCCGCCGGCCTGTGGAGCCCATTTCCTTCAATCCGCCAGTGAAGGGCCCATCAGGGGCTGAGCTGCTGGCCTACGAATGGCAGTGGATGATGGACAGCTTCCAGGACAGCCACGGAGAGGAGCAGCTCAAGCGGGTCAGCGACTGGGAGCGTTCAGAGCAGAATGCCGAAACCGGCAGACGGGTGGTTCACCAGTTCAAGGTGCGCAGGCCCGATGGCAGCACCGGCCTGGTGAGCAGCGAGACGGCGGTAAAGCTGCTGGGCTTCAACACCGCCGACCAAAAAGCAGGGTTCAAGCGGGTCCGATCCAGTGCCCAGACGGTTGCCAAGCTCGAGATGGAGAAGGCCCAGCTCCAGCAAGAGCTCAAGCGGATCGGCAACATCTATCGCGAGATCGAGCAGGAAACCCCGCCTGAGCCGCAGATCAGCCGCAACGAGTATGGCCGCGGCCTCGAATGGGTCATGCCAGGCAGCAGCCACGCCATGCCCGCCAAGGTGATGGCCCGGCGCGTTGGCATCGCCCCCCGGGCCGCCTCAACGCCTGAGGAGGCCCATCTGATGCCGCATGAGCGCTCCACCATGGTCAGCCACTGGGTTGCTGCGCGTGTTGCGGAACGACTCGGGAAAACGCGCATGCCGACCCATGGGTCTTTCAACGGCGACATGCACTACAAGGTGGAGGACGTGGATAAGCGAATCCAGAAGGCCAGAAAGCGCCTGGAGGCCGTTGTGGCGGCTGAGGCCGAGCAGGGAGCCAACCGTGCCGACAGCATCCAGGAACGGATTGATGCCTTGAAGCGCCGCTGCACCACCGGCTACAGCTGCGGCCGCGCCTGCATCAGCATCCAGAAGGAGTGCAGGGTCAGCCCCGGCAGCACGACGGGAAAAGAGCGGCTGCAGCGCCTCTTCTCACTGGCTCGAGGTGACATCAAGCCCCGGGGAATCGGCGTGCCCAATGCAGCCGAAGCCCAGGCGATGGCCGGAAAGATCCGGGCAGAGAACAGCGAAAAGCAGGCCCTGGTGAAAGCCGAACGCAAGCGGCAGGAAGCCGCGGCCGCCGCCGCAGGGGTGAAGAAGCCCAAGGTGATCGTGCAGCTGCGGCGGGCCAAGCCTGGCGGCGAAACAGGGCCCGATGGCCACTGGTATCCGGGAGGCGCCTGGATGAGCGAGGGCTCCTTTGTCGGAGCCAAGCCCCTGAAGCTCGGCGAAGGGGAGGCGGGCGGCCAAGGGGAGAAGGCCACAGGTGGCGACAGAGAACCACGGGTCATCCGCAACAAGCGGCCTTCCTTCCCTGAACGACCGATCAAGCCGAAAGGTGAAGGCCTCCCGCGGCCCACCGGACTCAAAAAAATGGCCGCCAAGAATGACGAGCTGTTCTTCGGGGATGACGGCTACATCCTCTACCCACGGCGCCAACCCAGTGACAAGACGCCAGGGCTGGTGGGCAGCCTGTTTGAGGCGGCTGTCACCCAGCGGATGAGCACCGATGAGCTGAACTGGGCCACCGAGCAGATCAAGCAGCAGGCTTACCGATCGACAGATCCTGAGCGCAGGAAGTTTTTTGACGATCAGATGGCAGACATTGACGACGAAATTGCCCGCTATGGGGGACCAGAAGCGTATGGGGGACCGGATGGACATCGCTGGACTGCGCGCACGCAACTGACCGGAGTGGATGCTGAGCGCTACATCGCAGGCCAGCGTTTCATGTCGGCGTCAAGGCTGCTGACTGATGCCAGCCCCGCCCGCCAGCGAAGGAATGAGCGCTATCGAGACCCCCGCTTTGAGGATTGGATCGTCCCTGAGCAGGGCGATCAGGATCAATGGGTCTGGGGCCTGAACAACGTCTTCCGAGCTGTGCGGATCAGGAGAGAGCGCCTGCAGTCGCCGCGGGCTGATTCGACCTTGAAAAGCCTCTTCAGAGGCAACAGCCTGCAGCAGCGGATCGACGCCCTTCGCCGAAAATGCAGCACGGGCTACAGCTGCGGGGCGACGTGCATCAGCCTGCGGAAGGAGTGCCGCACCAGTCCGGGCAGCGCAATCGGGAAGGAACGGCTGAAGCGCCTGCTGGCCCTGGCCGGCGGGGCCCCATCTAACCAGCGAGGCATCGGCACGGTGAAGACTGGAGAGGCTGCGGAGATTGCTCAGGGCATCGCCGCCCAACGAAGCCAGAAAGCCCTGCAGCTGCTGGAGCAAAGGGGGCAGTTAGGTCGTGATGGACTGATCCCCACAAACCTGCCATTCAGCCCTGAGGTGGAAGCCCGCATTGCACAGGGCATCAAGGAGCGCACAATTCGCACCGGTGCAGTGAACTACGGGGGCGAGGAATTGGCGGCAGCGCTCCTGAAGGTGGCGCGTGATGCGCCAGGAGAGGCTGGTGTGAACGCGAGGAAGGCTCTGGCGTTTATGGAGGAAGCCGGCATCCTTGTAAACGTGGCAGCAGAAAGTTCCGGCGAAATCAAGCGAATCACCGGCAAGGAAATTGGGTCTAAAGAGATCCCATGGAATGACGGAAAAAAACTTGCCAAAATGGTTGTCGAGATGGGGCTGGTCAGTGATGAACGCATGGAATGGATGCGGAAAGACAACACCATCGCCGGTGCAGGCTTGGTCCGCAAGGCGGAGATAATCAGGAACCCGTCAAAGCTCAAGCCAGCACCGGAAGAACTGAGGGCAAAGCAACGACTGGCCGATCACCTTGCAGACCTCGCAGATCAAACGGCCCAGTTCGACCGAGGCATCGCTCAGGGATGGCGATTTGAAGAAGACAGGAAAAAGGAGCTTTCTTACTACACCACAAATGTCTCTTATGCACGAAAAACGTACAACTCTCTTAAAGAGAGTCGCCTAAATGAATTGAAATGGGCGGCTCAAGAACTGATAACCAGTAACACAAAGGGGCTCGCCGACCTCAACTCAGGAGGCTTTTATGTGTTTGGGCAAAAAGCCTATGTGGCAAGAGCTGGGACTACTGGATGGGACGGTGACCTTAAGCCTGAAGCGTCCAAAATAGACCCTAGAAAACTTAGGCGGTCTTACAGCAGCCACATAGCAAAGCACCTGCCAGAGCGACTAGGCAGTCTAAGTGATTCGGATCCAGAGACGTGGAATGTTAAAAGTATGCCAATCGGATACGGCTTTAATTTGACAGGTGCAGAAAAGGCTATTTCTGTTCACGTACACGAATTAGGGCACGCTGTCGACAGTTTTGCCGGCGTGCGGCTGCGCACTGATCTGCCGGCAAACACTTCGAGCGGCAAAGGTGAAACTGTCCTGATGCACAGCCTGCATTCTGAACGGCAACGTTCAACACCGGCAGCTGTTACCCAGTCCTTGAATCAGGGTCGTGGGCCGTCTAAGTATTCACTGACAAACCGAGAGGAGCTGTTCGCCGAGTCTTTCACTGCGTGGGTTTTTGCCCCTCGCGCTCTGAAGCAGTATCACCCAGCACTGCATGATTGAGTGGAATCAAGTGTGACTCAGGCAAGGCAAACAATGGTGAAGCATGGCAAACTGGCGTTCAATGAGAGGTACTGATGACTGCAGCCATTGACGAGGCCCAGGAGATCATCCGCGGCATGGGCCGGAAGCTCGATCGTGCTGGTGTGGTCAGGTGGGCAGCCCTGAAGGCCAAAACCACCGGGCGTGATCGTGAAGCGGTGGCAGCCATGGCTGAGGCCTTTTACCCCCTGGCGCAGACAGAGGCTGATCAGCGCTGGCTGGGGGCATTCCTGAGCGGCATTCCGGCGGCTGTGCAAGAAGCCCGGCTGAGGATCTGAGCCCATGGCTGACCGGTCCCTGGAGCTGCTCGAGGAGCTCGACCAGCAGTTGCGGGGCCTGGAGGATCGGCAGCTTCGCAAGCTGCGCGGGATCTTCGATGAGGCCCTGCGCCGCACCATCCGAAGCATCACCGATCGCCTGGAGCGGATCGCGGAGCAGCCCGAGTACGACCCGGCCACCACCCCCGGCGCATTCCTCGGCAGCACCCCCGGCGGCCCGGTGCCCATCACCCCCCTGCAGAAAAACCAGGCCAGCCTCTACCTACAGGGCCAGCTCGCCCAGGACCTGCAGGCGATCATCAACCGCTTCCCGGCCGCCCGGGCCGCCAACACAGCCCTCAACCGTGAGCTCACGGAGCTCTACAACAAGGCCCAGGACCTGGGGACCGAGTACGCCCTCGAGCTCTCGCGCGACATGCTCCCCCCGGCCGCCGTGCTCTCCGGCCGGCACCCGGCCCTGCAGGACCCCCAGCTGCCGCCCGCCGCCCCTCCGGCCCCCACCGATGCGCCCGCCCCGGGCAGCCCCTACCAGGAGGGCCAGAGTTTCACCAGGCTGCTCAACATGGGCGCCACCATCGCCGCGGCCGAGCGCGACTTCCAGAGCCTCAGCGCCAACTACCGGCGCCAGCGCAACACTGCCACCGATGAGCGGGTGCGCGCCTCCAAGGACTACTTCTTCCGCTGGTGGCGTGACTGGGGCGACACGGTGCAGTTCGAGACCGCCACCCAGTTGGCCACCGGCGTGGACAGCCGCACGCTGGCCCGCACCCTCAAGGCCCGCCTGCCCCACATCAACGACGCCTTCCGCAACCGGGCCGAGACCGTGGCACGCACCGAAACCCACATCGCCGCCGGCGAGGCCCGCGAGCGCACTTTCCGCCGTGTTGGGGCCGGCTTTGTGCGGTGGGTCGCCACGGCCGACGATCGGGTCTGTGAGTGGTGTGCGCCCCGCATGGGATGCCTCTACTACGCCGGCAGCGTGAAGACCCCCGCGCACCCGAACTGCCGTTGCGCCCTGTCCCCGATCACCCTCGAGGCCCTGGTGATCCAGAACGAGCTGGCCAGCGGCCGCGGCGAGCGATGGGAGGCGCAGCAGCAGGCCCTGGCCGCGGCGACGCGGCAGAAGTACGACCAGGCCAGCAGCAGGCCCTGGCGGCCGATCGGCGGCACCGGTGAGCCCCGCGGCCCGGGCGACTTCCCGCTGATGGAGCGCACCGCCCTGCCGGCCACCACACCCCGGCCGAACCAGGCCAACAACCCGGCAAACGGCGGCGCCAGGCCCTGGCCATCAGGGGATCCGGTGTGGACCCCCTCCAGGGGATGGATCAATGCCGCCGCTCGCGAGGCCTACGAGGCCATGGTCACTGAGGTGGCGGAGCTGGAGGTGTGATCAGGCCAGCACGGGATAGAGGCGCCGCACAAGCCGCTCCAGTGCCTCTCGGGCCGCGGCCATTGTGGCCGTGATCGGCGCCAGCAGGAGCTGCATCTGCGTCACTGGCGCGGAGGCAAGCTCAACAGCAGCGGGCGCCATCAGGCCGGCATACCAGCGGCCCAGCTGCTCACTGAGCGCAGGCAGGTGATCCCAGGCTCGGCGGCAGTAATGACCTGCCAGCAGGGTGAGCACGATCAAAACCTGCAGTCCGCGTAGCACGATCTGGGCTACCTCGGCCCAGTCGATCTGTTCGTTGAGCCAGAGCAGGCCCCGGGCGGTGGTGCCGGAGATGCGGCCTGCGGTGCCGGCAATAGTGGTGAGATTGGTTGCCATGGTTCCTCCGGCCAGTGCCGGGCGATGGGGTGATCGGTGGCGGGCCTTGCCCGGCGCTTCCGATAGGCAGACCCTACCACGAATCGAGCGCTCTGCTGCCGCTATCTAAGGAAAAAGTGTCCATAGCGCAGGGTAGTGTGAGCGGCCGTTCTGGGCTGATCCTATGGCTGCCATCGGCTACGCCCGCGTCAGCAAGGACGATCAGGCCGACGCCCTCCCCGCCCAGGTCAGCCGCCTCAATGCCGCCGGCTGCAGCCGTGTGATCACCGACATAGAAACAGGCCGCAGCTCGGATCGGGACGGACTGCTGGAGCTGATGGCGATGGTGCAGGCCGGCGAGGTCTCGGAGCTGCTGGTGACCCGCGTGGACCGACTGGGGCGTGATGCGGCCTACACCGACGCCCTGCTGGCCCAGTGCGAGGCGCGGGGCGTCACGGTTCGGGCCCTGGACGGTGGCGCGATCGAGACGGCGACTCCTCAGGGGTTCCTGATGGCCAGGCTGCAGACGGGCCTGGCGGAGATGGAATCGCGCATGCTCTCGATGCGCCTACGTCGCCAGTTCACCGTCTACCGCGCCGAGGGACGGCACCTCAGGCGGCGCAAGCCCTTCGGCTACCAGAACGGGCCAGGCCATCGGCTGGAGCCGCACCCTGAGCACTGGGGGGAGGCGTTGCGCGTGTTGCGTGAGCTGCGGCGGCTGGCGAGCTTTGCGGCGGTGGCCCGCTCCATGCCGCAGTGGTGCGCGTGGACGCCGGCCGCCACCAACCTGCAGGCGTGGTTCGTGAATCCCGTGATCCGCGGGCACATCGGCCACCAGCTCGACAGGGGCAGCGGCAAGGGCTGGCGGCGGCAGTGGGGTGAGATCCACTACGACCAGCACCCGGCACTAATCAGCGAACAGGACTGGCGGGAGCTGGCCGCACTGCTGCAGCGACCCACCAACCGGTTCAAGGCAGCGGGCACCACCGAGACCCGGCACGGGCTGACGGGGCTGCTGCGGTGCGCATCCTGCGGCCACCTGCTGCGACGAAACACATCGAACGGCGTGGCGTGGTGGCGGTGCCGGCACCGGCTCTGCGATGCCCGTGGCGGAGCCAGGGAGGATCGAATCCTTCCGGTAGTTGTCGAGGCGTGCGTGGCTGAGGCGCGGCGACTAGCGGCCGTGCTGAGCGAACCAGCAGCAGAAGATCCAGCACTGGCAGCGATGCGCGGCGAGCTGGAGCTGATGGAGCGGATGGCGGCCCGTAACCCGGACAACCGGGCGATGGCGGCAGCAGTGGCGGAGCAGCGGCAGCGAATCGAGACGGAGCAGCGCGTGGAGCAACCGGCCATTGATCCTGCTGCCTATTCAGCGCTGCAGGATCCGTGGTTCTTCAATGGCGCGACACCTGAACAGCAACGGGTGCTGTTTGCGGCGGTGCTGCGGTCGGTGACGGTGGGGCCTGGTGGTGACCCGATCGCACCTCAGCCGCGTAGCTGATCAGGCGCTGTTGCAGTGCATCGCGCAGAGTCAGGCGCCTGATGTACTTCTCGCTCACACTCAACGCTTCCGCGGCATCGGCCACTGTCAGCAGCAGATTCTGAGGTCGTGCAGCGGTTGAGGCCTTCCCCTGGCTCACAGCTGCGTCCCTCCCCCTGGAGCCGAGCGCAGCAGATCTGGGCATCGCCGCACCACCTCCGCGGCCATGAGCCGAGAAAAGGCCGGATGCTGCATCTCAGCCGACCACAGCATCAGGCTGTCGGTGAGGCCGATGCGAACGGCCTCAGGCATCGAAAAGCCAGCGGCCATGACTTGGCAGATCGAACCTGCTGAGGCCCAGGCCGCCGTGGTCAGGCTGTAGGCCTGGGCCGGCTGCGGCTGGCAAGCGCCGGTGCCGAGAGCTGCGGCAGCCAAAACATGAAGAAATCTCATGGCTCGATGGGTACGGACCAGACTGGCAATGTCCGAAATCGTAGCGAACCTCTCGGACCTGTGTACTATTGCACCCAGACAGCAACAACCCTAGGTAGTAATGGCTGAATCCTTTTCCCGGCGGCGCGCTCCGGCGCTGCCCCAGATCCGCCCCGCCACCGCCGTGCAGCCGCTCAGCGGCGGTCAACGAGCCAGGACACGCCGCTTGCCAGCTCAGCACGAGCGCCCAAATCGCGCCGCCACCAGGCGCCATTACAGCTCCGATGAGGTGGCTGTGCTGGCTTTGTTTGCTGTCGCCGCTGGCATGGTGATGGGGCTGGTTGCCTTCACCATCCTTCGCGACACGATCTATCGCAATCAATCGGTTTCCTTGGTTGCCCCGCTCAATCCTTGAGCGATCTGGCGCTGTTACGGTCTGGCATCAGATCGGAGTGACAACAAAGCGCCTACGGTGTAGGTGCCGATCCGCAGCAACGGAATGACCACCGCAGACCGTGAATATGCCGCCCAGCATCTGTTGGCCTTCCTGCAGCGTGTGGGCCCGTTGGAAGCGATCTGGGCGATGACCACGGCGCTGGAAGCGTTGCAAGCTCCGGATGCCCTGGCAAGTGGCGATCACCTGGCGACCGTTGTTCAAGCCTTCGATGAAGTTGCCGCCGAGGCCAACGAGCTGGCCGCTGCACCGCCGCCTGAAGCCGCACCAAACGAGCTGGCCGCTGCACCGCCGCCTGAAGCCGCACCAGCTGATGGTGCAGTTGCGCCTGCTGCTGACATCGCGGAAAGCGAAAAGGAGTCGGCTGAGGCTGGCTGAGCGCCATGCCTACCTTGACGGCATCCGTTCATCAGTCGTGACACAGCCGCAAACCCTGCAGCTCGATGCCGTCTATGAAGGCACGACCTGGGAGGGAATCAATTCGGTCACCCTGGAGATGCCGGCCGGCACGCCTCTAAACCTCACCGGTGCGCAGCTGCAAATGGTTTACCGGCGAGTGGGAGAGAGAGCCGAGCGACTGGCGATGGGGGTCAACACCGGCATCCAGATCACCAACGCCACCGGCGGTGTTTTTCGGGTGCTGCCGCAGGTCCTCCCGTTGACGGTCGGTCTCTACTACTGGGAGATCATTGTCATTCTATCCACCGGACTGATCGTTCCGCTCTTCGCTGGCACGCAAGAGATCACCCGAATCGGGAGTGCGTCGTGACTGACATCTCGGCTGTCGTCCAGCTACAGGAAACCGTTCTGCAGGCGACCATCGGGAACCCCGATCCAGGAAGCGGAACAGATGTGACGCTGGGGGCCAGCGTCGATGACGTGCTGAGCCTGGCGGGCCAGCAGCTGAATGCCGAGGGCCCTGCTGGAGACGTGCTCCTGTTCTGGGATGCCAGCGCCGGCAAGCTCACGTACCTCAACCTGGCGGATGGGCTGAGCATCACCGGCACGAATCTGACTGTTACCGCTACCGGGACTGGCACGGTCACCAGCGTCAACATCAGCCAGCCGGCAGCGGGGATCACGGTTAGCGGTGGGCCTATCACCTCTTCCGGCTCGATCACCCTGGCGCTGGCCAACGATCTGGCAGCGGTTGAGGGGTTAAGCGGCACCGGCATCGTGCGCCGGACAGCGGCCGACACCTGGAGCGCCGGAACGGCGGTAGATCTCTCCAGCGAGGTTACGGGCCAGCTCCCGTACACCAGCCTCGCCGGAGCCCCCAACCTCTCCCTGAAGGCGGACCTGATTGGGGGCGTCATCCCAACGTCTCAGCTGCCGTCGTTGGCAATCACTGAGTTTCTGGGCACGGCCGCCAACCAAGCGGCGATGCTGACCTTCTCAGGGCAGCGCGGTGACTGGTGTATCCGCACCGATGCCGGCGCCAACGGCGGCACCTGGGTCCTGGTCGTTGATGGCGGATCGTCACTGGCGCACTGGCAGCGCCTCGGGTATCCGATCGCCCCCGTCTCCAGCGTCAACAGCCAGACCGGTGACGTCGTCCTCGGGTTCGGTGATGTCGGCGCGGCACCCGCCAACCAGGGCGTCACGAACGGCAACAGCCACAACCACGACGGCGGCGATGGATCGCAGATCGCTTACAACAGCCTGTTGGGGTTGCCCGGAGTAGTCTCCCCGTCTTCGGCTGGCTTGGCGCCGGCCAGGTCGTTTTCGACGATCACCTACGGCGCGACGGTGGCGTTGGACTTCGCCAGCCTCGATGCCCAGTACCGGACGATCAGCCTCACCGGGAATCTGGAGCTGACCACCAGCAACCTGGCCAATGGGCGGACGCTGGTGATTCGGCTGGTGGCCGATGCCAACCAGCGCACGCTCACGTTCCCGACTGATTGGAAGTTCCTGGGCACCAAGCCCGCGAACATCGCCGCGTCGAAGGTGGGCGTGCTCAGCATCACCGCATTTGGAACCACCAACGCTGACGTGGTGGCGGCCTACGCCGTGCAGAGCTGATGATGAGCACCCTGATCCGCCTCAACCCGCTCCGCTGGCCGTATTCGCTGGGCCAGCTCCGCACCGATGAGCCCGCCCGATCGTTCTCGGCGGCGCCGAGTGATGCTGAGCTGGCGCACTACGGCGTGTTCCGCGTGGCGCCGCAGCCTCAGCCTCAGCCCAACCCCGCCACCCATCGCGTGGTGGAGGCTCAGCCAGTCGAAGCCGATGGCCAGTGGCTGCAGCAGTGGGAGCTGGTGGAGCTGACCCAAGCTGAGCGAGAGGCGCACTACCGCCAGACGCACCCGCCCCGCTGGATCGAATTCTCTGACGCCCTGCCGGTGGGAGTGGATCAGCTCCTGGCCGCTGCGCAGACCGTCTCGCCGCGCCTTGCACTGGCCCTGGGCGTGGGTCTCGGGAAGGCTGCCGATGGTGACAGCAGGGTGTTCCTGGGCGCCTGGCAGACCTGCCAGGACATTGGCCTGATCGCGCCTGAGCTGGTCGCAGGGCTGCAGATGCTCGCCACTCAGTACGACCTTCCCGCTGAGTTCGTGGTGGGCCTGGCCGGGGCACAGCAGCAGTGGAACTGGCCGCCGAATCCGGCGCGAGGCGATGAGTGGACCGGCCCTGATGGGTCGCGGTGGCGATGGGATCAGCCGAGGGCGGTGGATGGCACCTATGCGCCGGACGATCCCGAGACCGAGGCCTTGGAATCGGCGCTGCAGTGGCTGCCGGTGGAAGTGCAGTTATGACGTTCAGCCTGTTTGATGTGGCGTTTGTGGGGAGCTTGACCCCGCCTTCCGGCGGCGTTATTGCCACTGGTGGCGATACTGTTACAGATATAACTGTTGGCGGCATCAACTACCGTGTGCACCGGTTTACGACTGTTGGCGCATCTACGTTTTCTGTTACCAATGGAGGGAGTGTTGAGTATTTAATTGTTGCTGGCGGTGGCGCTGCTATTAAAGGAGGTGGTGGCGCCGGTGGTTATAGATGTTCAGTTCAAGGTGAATTGTCTGGTCAGAATGTCAGCGCAGAAACACCCCTTGTATTAACAGCGGGGTCTTATCCCGTAGTCGTTGGCGCAGGCGGCACAGCAGGCTTCGCCACAGCCACGAATGGAGGCAACTCCAGTTTTTCTTCGGTTATCGCTATAGGAGGTGGCGCTGGCGCTCAATCCAGTGACGGCAATAGCGGCGGCAGCGGCGGCGGCGGCGGCGAAAATAGCCTTGGCCAGTCATTTGGCGGTTCGGGAACGACGGGACAAGGATCTATCGGTGGTGGTAATGGCAATATTCGCTTGTCACCATTCCCGACAGGTGGCGGCGGCGGCGCGGGTGCACCGGGCGGAAATGCGACAAGCTCGACACAAAGCGGCGCAGGCGGTAACGGCATAACATCCACCATCACTGGCACAGCAGTTGCACGAGCAGGCGGCGGCGGCGGCGGCATCCGCCCAGGCGGCTCAGGCGGTGCTGGGGGCTTGGGCGGTGGCGCTGCAGGCGTTAGCAGCGGAAGCTCAAACAGTGGTCAGCCAAATACCGGTGGTGGTGGTGGTGGTCATAGCGCTGCGGGTGCAAGCGGTACTGGCGGCAACGGCGGCTCC